GCCAAAAGATTATGTCAGTGAATACATTGACAAAATCAGATCAGGAGAAATTATTGTTTGTAAGAAGGTCAGGCAATTATATCTAAACATTATTGAGCCGGTTATACTCGATGAACACGAAAAATACTACTACGATTATGAAGTAGGGCATAAATTCATAGAATTTGCAGAAAGATTCACAATTCAAACAAAAGGCGAATGGTACGGAAAAAAAACTGAACTAATGCTCTTTCAAAAAGCAAAATATCAAGCAATATTTGGCATATTTGAAAGAGAAACAAATAGATTGCGCTTCGATGAAATCTTTGATGTTAGAGGACGTAAAAATGGGAAGTCATCCGAAAACGCAATACTCGGAATATTTCTTGCGCTTCGAGATAAAGGTGCAGAAATATATGTTGCAGCCACAACTTATTCCCAGGCTAAGAGAGTTTGGGATCAAGCTGTAGCAATAATAGACAGACAACCATTATTAAGAGATTTACTCGGACACAGAGTTTTTCCGGAAGCAAATATCTACCGAAAAGATGATGGAGAATCATACTTCAAAGTATTATCAAATAAGATTGACAATCAAGATGGTCTAAATGCATCATGCGGAATCGTTGATGAAGCCCATGAGCTTGCTCGAGAACGTTATGATATCTTAAAACAAGCCATGACATCAAGAGAAGACTCATTTCTATCAATCATTACAACTGCTGGATATGTTAGAGAGAAATTATATGATGATTTATATGAATACAATGAGAAAGTACTCGATGGATTGATCGAAGATGAAAAAGTCTTTCCATTAATCTATGAACTGGATGAGCCAAAAGAAATTAATGACCCTAAGATGTGGATTAAAGCGAATCCTGGACTCGGAATTATAAAGAAAGAAGACAAGCTCGAGTACCTTGTTACAAGAATGAAATCTGATTTAAATCTAGCGAACTCAGTAAAAACAAAAGATTTCAATCTTAGAGGAATTCACAATACAGCATGGCTTTCATTTGAAGATATTGATGTTGTTGAATATGTTGATGTTGAGGGAATGGAAAAACCGGTTAGAAAAAATATAATCTACTCTGAAGAAGAATTGTCTAAATTCGATAACTCATACGTTATAGGTGGATTTGATTTGTCTAGGACAAAAGATATTACTGCTTTTACAACATTATTATTCGATCAAGAAAGATACAGAATTATCGCAATAACAATGTATTGGATTACCCATAACTTCTTCCAGGAACAGATCGAAAAGAAATCCAGAATTCCCTGGAAACAATGGGTTGAGCGTGGATTGATTAGGTTAAGCGGTACATCCCTTATTGATTATCACGATATAGCAGATTATGTTTATAATGAGGGTTTCAAAAAACACAATTGGATGTATTTAAAGATTAATTATGATTCATATTCAGCGCAATATCTTATTCAAGAGTTAGTAAGTCTAGGATATAGCGATGGCGGATGTCTTGAACGCACTCAGCAGGGTTATAAGACACTTTCTGTTCCAATGCAACTGATGGAATCGCATCTTAAAGAAAATATATTGTGTTATCAGAATAACCCTGTAACAAAATGGATGTTCTCTAATGTTGAGTTAATCCAGGATAGAAATGGCAACTTCATGCCGAAAAAATCAGAAGATAAAGAAATGCGTAAAATTGATGGTCCAGCTACGATTTTAAACTGCTATGTCAGTCTATCGAAAGACTTGGATACTTATATGGGAACGAGGTGAAAGAATGGGATTGTTTAACTCAATTTGGAGTTCAATCATTAAGAAAAAACCAAAGAATGAAATCAACAACATAAATGCAGTAGACATTGTTGCACCAAGTTTCTCAGGAAGTTACGATCCGGAAATGAATGCTACTTTTACATCGATTTGTGAGACTCACGCAAGATTTATTAGCAAGGCACAAATAGATGTAAGACTTAAAAGCAAGGAGGCACCATCAAAGAAAGACCTAAGATACTTGCTTCAATTAAGGGCAAATCCCCATACAACAGCTAGTTCCTTCCTTGCAGCGATGGCATATGACTACTTTATGTTCAATAATGCATTTGGATACATTGAACGTGATTATACAGATTTTAGATTAACCAACGGTATAAAAGCTTTGTGGGTCATCAAACCCGATGACAACATGATGACTCTTTCAACGAATAATAATACTAAAAAGCAATACATTAGGTTTTATCTTGATGGCGATGAGAAGATCATTGAAACAAAAGATCTCATTCACTTAAAAAGGCAGATGGATCCGAGAAACTTCTTTGGAAGAGCAAACAAATCAGTTGATACTGTTTTAAAAGTTCTTCAAACCAACTATGAGGGTGTTGATCAAGCAATCAAAACCAGTGCATATATTAGGTTTTTAATTCAATCAACTACAATGCTATCACCGGCAAAAAAACTTGAAAAAGCTCAAGAGTTTGCAGACCAATTTTTAGGTGATACATCAACCGGAATAGCATATGTTGACGGTGCTGAAAAAATAACTCCAATTGATTCCAAAGCAAAATACGCTAATCATGAGGAAGTTAAAGCATTCAGGGATGAAATATTCTCTTATCTGAATTCAAATGAGAAGATATTAAAGGCAACATATAGCGAAGATGAATATCAATCATTATATGAAACTGCCTTAGAACCATTCTTCATCCAATTAGAGCAAGAAATGACATATAAGTTGTTATCCCCAGGAGAAATAGCGGCCGGTAATCGAATAGTTATTGAAAATAATCGACTACAAACAGCTTCATTATCAACTAGAGTAAAGATTGCAGCTTTGTTATTAAAACAACCTATCATCAAACCAAATGATATCAACGAGTTGTTATACATGAAAAAAACAGAGCATGGAGATACGGAGTACCAAACTCTAAACTACACTAAATTAAATAAAGAAGAATTACCACCGGCAGATGAGCCGCCAGGTGATAATCCAAATAATATCAGGGAGGATAATCCAAATGGGTAAAGATATTTTAGAAAGAATGATTAGAAATAACGATTATCATCATCTTGTAGAGGTAAGAGCAAAAGACATTACCGATGAAAACAAGATGATCATCGAAGGAAGAGCTGTAGTCTTTGATGATGCTACTGTACTATTTGAGTACGATGGCATCGAATACAAAGAAATCATTGCAAAAGGTGCTTTTGATGATACCGACATTTCAAAATGTTTCTTGAAATTTAATCATTCAGATACAGTAATGCCGATGGCAAGAGTCAAAAATAAAACTCTTAACATTGAGGTCAGAGATGATGGAGTATACATCACAGCTGAAATTGCGAATACGCAAGCTGGAAAAGACTTATTTGAACTAGTCAAAAGAGGGGACATTGATAAAATGAGTTTCGCATTCATTACCGGAGAGGAAGAATACGATGCTAATACACACACCTGGACTATTAAATCAGTGAAAACACTGTATGACGTCGCAGCTGTAAATGTACCCGCTTATGATAATACAACGCTATACGCTCGAAGGTTTGGTGATGTGGAGGCACGCCAACGTGATGTGGAGGCTAAGCGACTAGAGCAAAAGCGTAAAGAAAATAGCTTTTGGCTAAATATTAAATAAAAAAAATTAGGAGGAAAATAACATGAACCCAGAAGAAAGAATTAATCAAATCAACTTAAGATTGACTGAATTGAAAACAGAATTAGATGGCTGTAACGAAGAAAAGCGAATGGCTGAAATCGGTACAGAATCAGAAAAACTTGTCAATGAACGAGCAAGTTTAATTGCAAAATTGCGCCAAAGTATCCTTGAAGGATTCAATGGTGGAGATATCACTGATCCAGCAGAGCTTAGAGCACAAGCTGAAGCTGAAGAAAGATCAAAGAAAATGGTCACAGACCTAGTCAATAAGAGAGCAATCTCAATTGACGCATTGGATATCATTCACAATTTGAAGCAATCAAATGTTATGAATGAAACATTCAACCAAGTATCACACATGGTTGATCAAATTCCGTTAGTTGATGCAATAGGAGTCGAAACTTACCAAAGACCATATTTGAAAGGGTATGGAACAGGTGGTTACACAGCAGAAGGCGCAAACCCAACATCGGTTGAACCTTCATGGGGCTATGCAGAAATGAAAAAAGCAAAAATCACTGCATACACTGAAGTTCCTGAAGAGTTCGAAAAAATGGCCCCAAAAATGTATCTTGATATGATCAAGAGAAATTTATCAATTTCTATCAAGAGAAAATTGGCACATGAAATAATCTTTGGAACCGGTGCTACAAATTCATTAAGTGGTATCTTAACATCAGCAGCATCAGCAATCGCAGCTGCAACAGATATCGAAATGGCATCAATTGCAAGCACAACTTTGAATGAAATCGTATTCTCATATGGTGGAGACGAAGATGTTACAGAGGCGACTCTTTACTTAAATAAGAAAGACTTGAAGTTACTTTCAAGATTGAATGACACAGATGGAAGACCATTACACAAAATTGATTACAAAGCAAAAACAATCGATGGAATTCCTTATGAAATCAATTCAAATATCACTGACTCAGCAGCAGCTGCAGCAAGTGGATACTTCATGTTTTATGGAGCTATCTCAAATTATGAGTTAGCAATGTTCAGTCAACTTGAAGTTAAAAAGTCAGAAGACTATAAATTTAAAGAAGGCGTCATCGCCTACAAAGCAACAGGTATTTTTGGTGGTAATGTTGTAGCATACAACGGATTCGTTCGTGTAAAAAAACCTGCAGCTTAATCTAAAATATAAGACTTAAAACAATAGGGAGGCAAGTTATATGGCTGATATTTTAACCGAATCTGAAGTAAGGGAAGCAATGCAAGTTGACTTTGATTACAACCCTGATGAAGTGACACGCTATGGTAAGCTTGCCTCTTCTTATGTTAAAAACAAAACAGGTTATGATTTTGGTGCAGTAGATGATGGTGCAGAAGTGCATCCGTTAGCTAAACAATGTGCCATGATTTACATTAAAAGTCAGTTCTTTGATCACAAATATGATGAAAAATACAACTACTCGATAGGACTTGAAAGTATGATATTCGATTTGCAATTAATTGGGAAAGAACTAGGTATTTAAGATGGGCCAACGTAGATATGAAAAGAAAGAATTCGTTCGTATTTTTCGTGAAATTAACGATTCAGATGGATTGATTAAGCAGTATATTCATCCGGAAAATCAGAAAATTAGAGCACATGTAAGATCGCTTAGTTCAAAAGAACATGCAACATTAGGTGGCTTACAAGACTACTTGTTAGTTGAATTTGTAATCAACTGGCGAGAAATCAAAGTCGATATGTTCGTTGAATTTGCTGGTGATGTATTTAATGTTGATTCAATTGATCCTTATGATTTCAAGAAAATTGAACTCAAATTCATTGGAGCAAAAACAGTTCCAAAAGAATACAAAGAAACTAGGTGGACAACATGAACATAATTGAAGCAATGGAGCAAGTAAAGAATATTATTAGCGGTATTTTGGTAGAATCTGGATTTATATCCGGAGACGGATTGACAGAAGAACAAATAAAAGCAGAAAAAAAGCCAATATTTTACATGATGAATGTTCCAACGTCTGTTGGATCACAAAAATCAAAATATATCGTTTGGGATTTTGGACCAATAGGTAATATTTACGGCGATGGTCAAGCGATTCAGTTTTCCTACAAGGCAAATATTACTTTTTATTCAAATGATCCAGCATTCTTTATCGATTTAAAGCAACTTGTATCCGGATTTGTTGAAAAAGATAATGACATCAATTTGCAGCGTGGATATTTTGATACTACTTATCAAAGATATGTATTTGAGTTTGCAGCATCTCATGTAGTCTACATTCCAGGAGCTTAATCATGCAAGGTTATGGCAATAAAGGATACTTTGATTTTGAAGCTGAGATGAGAAAAGTAATGAATCAACTAACTGATAAGACTTTTAATGCAACACAAGCTGCTCTAAACGATACGGGGCAGGAAACATCAAAAATCATGACAGCCAACACAGTATCTATGAGTGGAACTGGACAGTTTCATCGCTCATGGACTCAAAAGAATTACAAAAATGCTGTTTATGTATACAATTCAAGGGGTACTAAAGGCACAAATAAAGGCATTCCTATCTCAAATCTTGCAGAATACAGTGCTAGAGGTCCTAATCCTTTCATTGAAAGGACATTTAATGCAAATAAATCAAGGATATTCAGTTTCTTCATTCGAAAAATGGAACAGAATATTGC